GGCAAACCTAATAGTGGGTGGATTCATGTATCTTATAAAGAGGATGGACAAAACAGAAATCAATGCCTAACCTTTGATGGTGAAAATTATATCAAAGGTTTGAACAGATGAATGAGTATGATTTTAAGATGTATGTTCTCGAACAAGATGATGGAAGCCCAGTTATTGTCATGCGCTTTGAAGGCGTAGAAACAATGGAAGAAGCACAAAATCTTGCGGAAGAGCTGTTTGAAATTATTAGCTCATCAGAGGATCAAGTCGAATTACATTAGGAGTAAACGAATGGCAGCCCCCAAGCTATCAACACTAAAGCTACAAGAAGTAGTTAGCGCAATGAAAACCCATGGCACACAGGCGGCAGCCGCTGACGCTATGGGTATTAGTCGAAGCACGTTTCAAAGCCGTCTGTCACGCGCATTAAACGAAGGAATGTTTGATGAAGGCACAGCAGAGACATCAACTTACTCACGCCAGTTACTTCCCGAAAGCGATGAGCCAATCGAAAAGATTGTAGACCAACTCACGACTCGGTTTGAAAAGCGCAAGCAGTATGTGGATGCAAAGAAGTGGCAGCGCATTAAGATGAAATCAGATGACCCTATTGGTTTGCTTTGGTTTGGTGACCCCCATCTTGATGACAACTTCTGTGACTGGACAGTGCTGCGGCGTCACGTTGAATTAGTACAGGAGAACGATGGTGTTTACGGATGTGGACTTGGTGATTATCAAAATAACTGGGTTGGTAGATTGTCTCGCTTGTATGCCGAGCAAGACACAAGTCACAATACAGCTTGGCGGCTTGTTGAGTGGTTTGTTAAAAACATTAATCCTCTTATTCTGATTGGTGGCAACCATGATATGTGGTCGGGGCCAGGCGATCCGCTTAAATGGATGACTGAACCTCATTCAATTAACGAGGACTGGGCTGCTCATGTGTCCATTGCTTTTCCCAATGGTGAGGAATGTAAGATTCACGCAGCTCACGATATGCCAGGGCACAGTCAATGGAATCCGTTGCATGGTCAGAAGAAGATGGCAATGCTGAAAAGCAATGCGCATCTATACATTGCTGGTCACAAGCACAACTGGGAGCTGGCACAGATGGAGCAGGTTGAGGAAGGTCATGTCTCTTGGCTGGCTCGTGCTCGTGGCTATAAGTCTAGCGACACCTATGCATTAGTGCGTGGCTATGATGAGCAAGCATATGGACAAGCAATCCTTCAGGTAATCAACCCTAAAGCTGAAACACCAGATGGTTTCACGCACTGCTTTGTTGATGTGGAAACTGGCGTAGAGTTTCTAAACTACTTGCGATCTAAATAAAAGAAAGGGGCAGAGTCTAGTTGACCTGCCCCCTCTCCTTGGAAACTTGGAAACTTATTTGTCTAAGTTAAAGAATTTTTCTTGAGATAATAATCCTACTCCTATGCGCACAAAGTTTATCAATGCGCGTGGACTCATACCCCATACATTATAGTTTGCATCTTGATCTCGAACACACAGCTCTGCTGGGTATTGAGGATCACCTGAGGCTCGTAGGTAAATAAGAATATCTTCAGGTATTTCTAAATCTTCCAAGGCTTTGAGAGCAAGAGATTGTTTCATTTCTCTCCAGCCTATCGTGTCATTGGGTGCTGACGCTATCTCTCGCAGCTTTGATTCCGCCTGGATAGCGCGGCGCTGCCATGCCTCTAAGTCATTCATAATAAACCTTTATCTTTTCTAGTAATGTTTGGTAATCTAACTCGGATACTCGAATCTTGTGGCCTACCTTCAGCAAAGGAATCTTGTGCTTTCGGAAGAGCTTCTTAACATCTTGAGGGGAGACAGACAAAGCTGCCCCCACCTCTTCGATTGTTAGGATACTAGAACGGGACATCGTCGTCGATTGGCTGCGCTTGCTGTTCGACATTGTTTCCACCTTCCATCTTATCGCTAAAGCTTAGTGACATATACGACAGGTTGTCTTTGGTTTTCTTCCAAGCTGCAATCCTGCGCGTTCCAATGGGACCTGTGTAATCAGGCGCACTGTCACTAGTTTTCTTTTGGTTAGGGAAAAGCGTTCCAGTCTTTTCATACACGTCCATAATCTTGCGACCATCTGGCAGCGTAGACATTGTGACAATCATTTGGGACTCATTGCCATTGTTGTTGGCTTTGCCCTGCAAGATCATCTTGTGGTTGTCGCGTGGCGGGAATACCGCACCGCTATCTGTGTTATCGTATTGGCTCATTACCATTCTCCATTCGTAGGTTTACTATCTGCCGCATATTTATTGTCGTGCTCTCCTAAGAACACATCAGCATTAAAGCCAAGGTGCGACAATGCCTTGGTTAGCCCATCAGTTACAGCCATCTTTGGTGCGTCCTCTGCAATGCGTTCCTTCTTGTAGAAGGTGCGGCATCCAGTGAACGGGCCGAATTTATTTTCGCGTGTGCCTGTCCACACTGAGACGTGTGAGATGCAAGCAACATCGCCGTTGGCAACAGTAATCATTTCGGTTGTGGCATCCCATCCCCAGCCCTGACCGACTGGCCCGAAAGCTCTTGTCGCTTCTCGCACCTGATACATCGGGTCAATGCTGGTGAATGAACGCGCACCGAAACTAACCTTTTTCAGAAACTTTCCGTCTGATACGGAAACCTTTTCCCATAACTCCATGTTAGTCATTCTCTTTATCCTTCCTGACAACTGTTACAATCAATCTGCTGTTACGATACTCAATTCGAACAGCTTCCTTTGGTGTGTGAATCCAGACTGAGCTCCAGCCAAGGCTGTATTCGTTACCAATAAGATGCTCAAGTGGAATTGCATCTTCACTTATAAGAGGTGGCGTGATATTATTAGTCACTGTTTTCTCCTTTCAACAGTATGGTCGAGGGTTTTACTCCGCCCTCGGCCATTTTGTATTCTGCATATTTCTTTCCAGGCTCTCTAATTGTTTCAATCGGATAGCCTTCAGAGCGCAGATCGTGGACGCGAGAAGCAAGGCGAAAGCAGCCAAACATATTCAACGCATCCATTGGGTTAATGTTATTACCTTCCTCTAAGTAGGAAAGTATTTGATTATTTTGTGTGATATTCTCAGTCATCTAAATACTCCTTGTTAACATTGATTCTCAGTGAGCCATTGCTGGCTCTCTTGATAGCAAGAATGTCTGAGTAAACTTCCCGTTCATTACTTGCTACCATTTGTTTGAGGTTCTTTTTCGCTGCCTCATGTTCCTTTGCCGCTTGCATTGTTGATACATACTCGTGAGCTTGATACTGAAACTCATTGTCTGTAGCTGCATTACGAGACACCATGTCGTCGATTGCAATCTGGTCAATGCTTGCGGTAATGTGTGGCATGGATAGTGGCGGTTCTTTTTCATCCACTACATACTGCCAGAACTCTTTCAGATGAACGTGCATCCGTTGAAGATAGCCCTCATCTCTCGCGACCTTTACATACTCATAGCGGCGATTACCGAACAAGTTTGCAAAGTAGATATGCTCTATGCCAGACACTTCCAGATAGAGCTGTAGCTGTGGCATATAGCGTTCTAGTTGCTTGCGCATGGTGTTCATCTCAAATGTGTGCTTGACCTCAAGGCCAGTGCGCACACCATTCAGCATGAATTCTCCGTCTAATGTGCCGCGACATGGCACGCCGTTCCAGTTGTAGTTATAGCGCACCTGTTCATTGACAGTGACATCCATATCTTTTCTAAACCAGTTGATGTTGAATTGCTCAGTCCATATACCGAGCTGGACTGGCAAGACATCAGACAGATCATCGCGTTCACGATAGCCCATCTTGTCTAGCCAAAGCTTGTGCCAGTCTCCGTCCATGATGCGCAGCGCGCAGCTGCCACCAATAGTTTTGCGTCTTAAAATATCTTCCGAATCAGTCATGTTTACTCCTTTTCAATACTGTTCTAATCGTTTTGATGTTGTTTGTCTAGCGTTTATTTGCCTCAAAAACTGCCTGTGCAAAACCTCTTGGCGTTGCCGACCTAATGTTTTTTGTTTTTGATGATGTCCCACCAAGTTTTGCGTGCTGTTTGCTGTTGCCAAATGACTCGCATTTAACTGGTTTTTTCTTTGGCATCCTGAACAAGTCGTTAGTCCATAAACACGTTTTCTTTGAATACCTGTCTTGATCGGCAATGAAGTCAGGCCATAACGGGTGCCTGTCATCTGCCGGAAGATACCCACCATACTCAAAGGGATGAAAATAGTAGTTAGGCTTGCGCCATAAACTTGATAAAACCGATACAGGATTCTCTACAAAGTATGGGCAATTAAGGAATTCCCCAAGCCATCCACAGGCCATTGCATATATGGCTGCTTCTTCTTGAAAGTTTGGATTAGCTTCTCGTTTTTTTGCAAACCAAGCCGCCCCAGACACAGCCAGATCAGTGCAAACGGGAAAGCATGAAAGAAAAGCTGATTTGCCATCGTGAAACTTTGCGATCTGTTTAAGGGTTGAGGGGTCATGAAGGTCTGCATGAAGGAAGTTTATGCCATCCTTTTGCGTATCCTTATGAGCAATGTCATAAGCATAACACTCATACCCAGCATCGCGCCAAGGCGCGAGCGCAAATCCAGTATAATCGTAAAGACTAATTACGTGCATTGAGTAACCTCTCTTTTGCCTTCATTGGGATGCGAATTAGCACCTGCCCCATGCCTCGGTTCAATCCTTCCTCGTCCATCAGGCGTTGGGTTTCGTTGATATGCCAGTCACACTTCTCGACAGTCCAGCCCTGACCTATTGGGTCATTCTTGCTGGCGCGTGGTTTCTCTGGCTCTTCCCCTGGCTTTGTTAACCTCTCCCAAGTAGAGTCGACAGCTTGGGTTCGTGCAACATAATCAGCGTTTACTTTTGACACTGCCTTTGCCACTGTTGATGGGCTAAACCATGTGCCCATGGTGTGAGATGCAATGCATCTATCCCACACCTTTGCGATTTCCTGCTTGAACACATCTTGGTTCGGTATGTGTGTGCTCAGTCTTTGATTAACTATACGCCGAATCTCTTCGCCGTATTGTTTTTGTGCGGCCTTGTCGTCCTTCATAGCTCGCGGCGCATAATACATACGCCCCATCTTCACGACAAAGTCCATGTAGATAATGTGTTCTCTCTCTTCAAATGTCATTTGTAAATCCCACTTTCTTTGTCTCGTTTCTCTTGAATTTTTTGAATCATTTCAGCTACTTCTTCTCGATATGCTTCCATCTTTTTTTCTCGTTCGACCTCGTTCTGTAAGGCCAGCAAGTAAACTTCATCCATTAATGTTTTGATTTCTGGGTTCGATCTCTTTTGATTTCGAATCTTATCGACAGCGTGGAGGATGGTTGTGTGGTCACGGTCAAACATCATGCCCAGCTTCGGCAAGCTGTAGACTGTGTATCTATATGCAAGCGCAAACAAAACGTGGCGTGGAGTAATTAAATATCTTTGCCGTTTGCGTCCAAGCAGCTCGTCCTTGTTAACTCCAAACACTTGAGCGACAGCAGGAATTAATGAGGATAGAGAAACAATCTCTTTCTTTTTAAGCCCCGTCTCTTGCTTTAGCTCTCCGACTGGTGAATTTAACGCATACTCTGTTTCATAACGAATCTGTTTATTCATTGCTCTCTCCTTTGATAAGTTTTTCTGCGATATGGTCTGGTATAATTAGCACCCACTTTGGCGCGTCTGGTTCTGTTGTGCCCAGCTTAAACACTGCGACATCTCTGTTCTTCAAGACAGTAAACGGGGACGGAAAGCCTTTCTCTTTCCGATACTTAACCTCTGTTACATACTCAGTGCCATTCAATGTGACAACCAAGTCTCCAGAGTATTCACCGCCCAGGGCACCTGATAGCGGTTGCTTGCGCACCTTCAGCCCCCAGCTTTCAAACAGTTTCTTAAACCAGTTCTCGTGATAGCTTCCTTTGGCTTTGCTTTTGCTTGTCATTCTCAGTCCTTCCATTCTTCCATGACAATATCGACATAGACTATCGTTAGCTCGCCATCTTTTGTAGTGCCTGAAACTTCTGCATATTCTGCATTGGGACAGGCGTTGAGCCAATCAGTAAAGGTCTGTTGTTTTCTAGGGAGACTATCCAACATTTTTTGAGCCTCAGTTACTGCGGCTGTAATATCTTCAAGCGGTGCTTGCATCTCATTCAGTGCAATCAGGTTTTCCAATGCGTCAACAATTTTATCATTCATAGTTTATCTCCTTTGTATTTCTCCACTAGGTAAACGAGTTCTCTTGCGCAAGATTCGATGCGCGATAGGTGAGTTTTAGAATCCTCGCCATTCATTATCTGGTCAATTTCATAATATGTTTGGGCGATGACCTCTCTCAGCATGGCAATGTTGTATTCGTCTTTCATGTTTCAACTCCGTGTTTTCTAATTGGCTTGGCAAACTCTGCAAGATAACAGGGGTCGCAAAGCAGTTTGTGTTCTTCTGGTTCTATCTTCATCAGTAAGATTACCCAGTAGTCTACTATCAGACCGCATTCCTCGCACTTGCGCGGCGCTGGGTCTGATAGCTTTTGTTTTCTCCTTGCCATCGGTTAGCCTTTCAGATCTGGCGTCTCGTTTATCATGTCGGGATAGCGCACGCCCAGCTTGTTTAGGTGTTCAGCGATTAGCATCAGCTCGGCGGCGGCGGCATCTCTTGCGCGTTGCTCCCCTGTCTCCAGTGCTTCGATGTAAACCCCGAGGGTTCGGTTCCAGTTGTTTACTTTTTCCATGGTGTTACCCCTTCCTTGATTGTCTTGATTAGTCGTTTAAGTTTGACCCGTCTATTGTGCGCTCTGGTCATCTCTGTTGCGAGGAATGACGCTGCGAAAATCTTTTTCCCTATGCCCATTCGTCAACTCCCTTCAGGTTGCGTTCTTCCCAGTTCTTCAAGCATCGGCTAACAAACACGCCGCGCTTGAAATTGTTGTTTGTTTTCTCCAGCCGGTCGGCCATGCGCTCAACGTCTGTCGGTGAGAAAAGTAGTGGCGCGATGTTGTCTGCAATAAATTCAAAATGCTGTCTTGTAAGTTTCATTTTTAAT